AATATCTTACCCATGATATCTTCTTTTTTCTGAGGTGTATAACTGACTGATTTCGTCAACCATGAGTATTCCATCATAGAATCTTACTGAGTCCATTAATCCATGGAAAGGTCTTCCGTTATTCGATCTATTACCAATGGCAATAGTTGTTGTTCCAGCAACAGGCGTTCCAGCATCAAATGCTGGAATTGCAAGTGATCCGTTACTATATATACGTGTATCCTCACCGCTTGATGGGCTTGTCACTACAACCATTTGCCATTCATTCAAAACAACAGTACCACCCCTATTAGACTCAATACCAGCACGGTGAAACATAAAGCTACTCTTTAAACCATATATTGAGAAGAATAACTGTCCATTACCAACAATTCTTGGTCTACCACCCGCTCCCCATGCTTCCGAAAATGAGTATGGTTTAATCCAGGCTACAATAGATATATCGCCAGTTAGATTATGTGGCAATCCACAGTCAACTTTACCATCCAAATTAATATCAAAATCCATTGCATTAACTTCGCCACTCTTGTAAATGGTAGCTCCAGTATTAACAAGTGTTGCTCCCCATCTATCTGTAATGATTCCAGATCTTCCAGATACCTCTAGGAACTCAGATCTAGAATCTGACTCAATAGCAACAGCTGATACATTATCAACCTTCAGTGTTGTTGACAGCCCTCTGCATTCCATTTGGAAATCAGAACCATCTGGTGTTCCGTAATATACATGTGTTCCATTGCTATTTATTACTGGACTTGAAACAACATTTCCAAGCTTAAACCAGAATCCACCCTCAACATAATCAGATACGGTTACCTCACACCTATATGTTCGACCAGCATAAAGAATAGTATCCTGTCTTAAATCAAAGTTCTGTGCACATGCAGTAGCCACGCCCTTTCCACCACTTATAGTCCAGTTACTCTGCTTAATCCAGTCAGTATCGGTATCAAATCCACCATTTACTATTGCGTTAGGATAATTAGTTAGTTTTGTACTTACATCTATACTATTAAACCTGTGCTTATGGCGTAGGTTAAATACTTCTGATGCTGTTAGAACGTAATCATATACTTCAACAAGAGCGACCTCGCCAGCAAAGAAATCAGCTGATCCATCTCCACGATCAAATAGTCTTGAGAAGTTTCCCCAAACACTATTCTGTGAATTAGTTGTAACTAGCTTTCCATCAACGTAAAACTTGATATTAGAACTACCACTAAAATCATTAGTAATAACAACCTCATGCCATGTATTTGTAGTTAACACTCCTATAGAAGAAATGGAGCTTCCAGCGTTATCGTTATATAGTGACATAGACCCAACGGTATTAATCTTTAATCTTGTCCATGCATTAGTATCGTACTTATCGGCTATTAATGTACCACTAGAGCTTAGGTCTGCTTTGAATATTGACCGTATAGAAAACCCTGACTGTGGTAATTGTTGTCGTTCATATATAATATTTCCAGACGACGGAGTAGCTATTCCATTACTAAAAGTAACATCAGTAGGTGTACCTCCATTACGAAGAACTGACTGTTCATCCCGGAATGTCTCTCGGAATATCAATCTCGGATGATCTTGACTATATTGTGATTCTTTGGTCATAATTATGAATCATATACATGTAATCCTAATAAGAATCCTATTGATACTGTTTGACCAGACTCAGATTTTGCCCTGATAAAAATGCGTTGATTACAAGTGACCCGTGGCATCATTATCGGAACAGGCATAGCATCATTATTAACAGCGGCGGCACTTATAAAGAAAGAGGTTGCCATTGTTTGCACAGCCGTTTGTACCGACGATTCAACAGGATACCAAAAACAAGCACCACCATCACCTGTGAATGTTACATCAGCACCACCACTTGTCAAACTTACATTAAAATCATCTGTATTCTTATCAACCACATAATAAGTAGTATAATCATTTATTCCTGTAGTTAAAGCTCCGCCACCTGCTTTAAAAACAATCTTATCACCATTTGATAAACCATGCCCCGCACTTATAACAACATCATCTCCAGAACCATGACCTGCTTCGTCAAATGTGCAGGCAACAGGAGTGTTTATTGGACTGGTAAGAATCTGAACAACGCTTATTTCATTAGCGGCACTCGTAGACACCATATAAAATCTGTTGAGGTCAAATTTCATCGTTGCGCTTCCCGACTCAATGACGGTACCATCTGTGAGCATCAATTCTGTTCCATACGTATTGTCGCCCCCAATGACGGTGAATTTAATCGGTATATCAGCCGCCATATCATTGGCAGTATTACCATATACCAGTTCTGAATTATGAAAATGTTTTTCTATCTCATGCACTTTATATGCCAGAGAATTAGCCGTACCGGAAAGGCCGCTTACCGCAACCGTATCAATGGCGTCCGAAGCGCCTAATTTTGCTAAATTTCTACTTAACCAAGTCATTTTATTACCTCCGATTTATAGTAAGTCCAGTTACCACTTCCATCATACTTACTATACTTAACCATTTGGCTAAGGATAGCAGTAATTTGAGTACTATTAAAGTAGTTTGAGAATTGATCTCTTATTGCTAAAAGTAAGTCGTTACTCGTAGCTGGTGGAGTTTCGCTCCGCATTAGCTCTCTCGAAGCTTCTTCTATTTCGTCTATTGCTTTATATAAAGCAATTATAATTTTTTTATCAATTCCTGTTTTATAATATAAGGTCTTAGCAATTATTTTATTAGTAAAACCATCTAATATTGCGGTTTTTTGTTCTCCAGATAATGATGCAACCATCTCAATAATGGTTGGAGGAACAACTACAGGTTTTGTATTGTAATACGTAAATCCTAAACTAGCCATGATTAACTATATTTTTTAATATAAACATCAAATGCCTGTGCTCCTATAGCACCAGCACCATTATCATTAACTTCACCAACAATCTTGATCATATACTTCAGCACTCCTGTCGGAGTATCTACAAAGTAAAGACCTTCTTGTGTACCAGAAGCACCAGAACAAGTTAAATGAGAGGCTTTAAATATATCAGTTGATAGGTCTACCCAATAGGTATCGTCTGTAGCAACTGCATCTGCGTCTAAAGTACCGTATATTTTAATAAATGCACTATTACCAATAGCTGTAGTTGCAAGCCTGGTATGAATAGTTAGATGATTGTATCCTTCTGCATTTATTATAGTTCGTTGACATTCAGGCAACCAATATGTATCACCATCCCAGTCTGTAACAGAAGCATCTGTTGCACAAATTGTACCACTTGTAACTCCTGTGACTACAGATGTTTGATCTTCCTCCTCACTATATGCAAGGAATCCTACAGCCACATCAGTAGTGGCAAAGGCTGCACCGGTATCTTCTAATATAGTAGATGCAGATGTACCATCAGCAGTACCTGTAATACCTAAGTTTGATGCAGATATAATATTCTCAACGTCAGTGTAATGTGCCCATAAAGGGTTCTGTACGATTACTTTGGCAGAGTCTTGAGAAAGATCATACCATTTATCAGGACCTATTAGAGTAACATATAGTTCATCTGCTGTAACAAAAGTATCTTCTGCATTTGCTAGAGTAATTACTCCGGCAGTAACTGATACTGAAGTTGTGTCTACAGCTTCTACTGTGCCATCTGATGCTATTTTAATAATAGATCCAGCAACTACGTGTTTAGCTTCTAATGTAAACGCTAATCCTGTTATAGTAATGGTCCTAGCTGCATTAGTAGGAGTAGCTACAAAATCACCTGCAGCATTAGTGTATACGATACTTCCGCCTCCTGCTCCACCACCACCTCCACCAAGAGAAGTGACAATTTCCCCATCAGCATCTATTAGGGTAGTTTCCCCTACAGTCCTAAGTGCCTTGAGTTTAGGATTTGATTTCCAATAATCGTATAATGGTTCATTAATGTTAGCCATAATTTAATTTTTTAATCTTAGAATTTTTTCAAATATACTAAATTATTAGTAAACGACCAAATTTTAGTCGATAAAAAGTATATCAGAAGTTAATAGATATAAAAAAAGAGAGGCATTGGCCCCTCTTTTAAAATGTAATTAGTTTGTTTTACGCTTTTGGCGTGAGTGTAGTTGCACCAACAGTTGTTACATAAAGTGCAAGATCTGTATCAACAGTAGTAACTAGAGCATAAAGCTTGATTCTAAATTTAGAAACAGGATTTAGTCCGGTTGTAGCTGAAGAATATTCCTGATCAGAAGCTTCAAATTCAACAACATTATAAGTACTGTTAGCATCTGCTTCAAATGTATGATTTGGAGTAGGAGGATAAGCCTCTACTTGCTTGCCTTTCAGTTGGAAATGAGTGTAGGCCTCTTCAGCAGCTACCAGTTGGTAACTTCCCATACCAATATAAGAACCAGTACTATAAGTTACAGCAGCAGTTGTCCAACGATCATTTAGGGCAACATTAAAGTTGACCATAAATGGAGTATCGCTAACGGGTTTAAAAGCAGCATCAGTAACAGAAACACCTGTCATTTTAATTCCCCAATTGCCTTCAGTAACAGTTTCTGTTACGTTAGCGGCTACTGCACCAGAAGTACCTTGATAAGGTTGATCAAGGGTATAAATAGCACTTGCACCACTACCACTAATGGCAGTTACAATATAACAAATACCACCACCTGTAGCACCAAGAGCGCCCAGTCTAAGGATATCTCCTACTGCAACTTCAGCAGTTCCATCTCCTGAGAAGGTGACGGTATTGGAACCATTAACAACAGTAGTAATAGCTCCTGTAGCAACAGCATTCTTTACAGCACCAGAATTAATACGCTCAAACTTAACAGCCTTAAGAGGTTCTCTTTTGAATGCTGTAGTACCTGCATTAGCAATACCAGCAGCCAAAGCACTCTGACTATTAGTAGTTAACTTAAAGGGGAGAGTTTTAATCAAAGGACTGTTGTTAAGCAGACCAAAAGTATGATTAAGAACAATAGATACTGAATAATATCCAGCAGTAGCATCTATAGAACCTGAAGTATTATTATAGCCTAAGTAACTAATTTGCTCTACAGGAACATCGTATGTTGCATAAGTAGCATTTTTAACAGTATTTCCTATAAATAGAGGAGACTTGTGAATAATTCCTGCAGTATCTTTAGATGCAAAGTAAAACTTACTAGCACTAGAAGTAATTGCGCTGTGTTCGGTTACACCAGCTTGGGTAAAAAATTGACCCTCTCTAGCATCTAAATCTGCCAAGGTCGAGGTATCATCTGTAAAACCAGAGTCAACATTCATAATATGAATGTATGTTACACTGTCTTCGGATTGTGAACTCATAATAAAAAGTATTTAATTTAACAATAATTTAATTTTAAGGTATACTTGGATTTTGATTCTCTAGTACCTGTAATTGAAATCCTTTTTCATCCTCAACTGCTTTATGTGCTAATTGCACTGCTATTTCTACTATTCTACTATGAACAGAAGTGTGTAATTCACAAGCATGAGTGCTATAAGCATCTGCAGTACTGATAGTTAGAGGTAATCTGGCATATGTAATATACAGTTCGTCTAATGTAGTAACTGTATCTGTAGTAACTACCATTTCACTTCCTACCATATAGTACCAAAATCTTTCAGTCTTATCTGGCTTCTTAAAAGGATTATTCTTATTTGCATGATATTCATCATACGAAATTTCATCTACAAGTATATCAGTTGTTGTCACTGTTGATAGCGTCACATCAGCAGTTACATTTAAAATCCACCACGTATCTGCAGTTAGAGTTATAGTAAATGTAGGAGAAGTACCTGCCTGAGAATAACCTCCGGCTATGTTATCGTCTTCTACTAAGATATCTATAACTCTCTTATTAAATGCATTTCTACTAATACCATCTTGCAAGATACCAAGCACCAGCTTCTCTTGAGCCTGATTAAACAGGTCCAACCACTCTGCTTCAATAAATCCAGGGAGATTACCACTGTCGATTGCCTCGAAAAGGATCTCAGCCCTTGCTTGCATTTGTGCAAATGTCATTACCTAGTGACTTTTATCTGAGCTTTTAATTTTAAGTATACGTCATCTTTGGTTTCGGCAGCAGCTTTTAAATAATCAATAAGCTCTGTGTACATATAACTTACACCTTCACCAAGAATGTTATATTTATTTCTACCCTCTTTTGAGATCGCTCCAGCCTTAATTCCTTCTAGAATCAATAACTTTATTGGGGCATCTTTGTCATTTTTCAATTTCAAGAATGTAGATAAATCTGTTTCTATGATATCTTTAATTTCTTTCTGTAGCCATTGCTTTTCAGCATCAGCAGGTACAAACTTAAATTCATTCTTCTCATTGAAATACATTCCTAAGAAATCTCTCATCTTAGGTGCTGAATTTCTTATTTCACCAAAGTAAATATAAGCATCAGTTACATCTAGGGTATTAGCAGCAGCGCGTTCTACCTCTATTTCTTCATCCACTAAAGCAAATCTATATCCAGGTTTACTATGTTGATGTTCCAAATCTGGAGCCACCGATGGATGAAATTTAGCAATTTTGTATCTGAGTACATCCATAGGATCTGATAGGTTAAATATATACCCATCGTGCATCAGATTATAATCTTTAATAACTTTCAAGAAGGTCTTCTTCCAAAAGTTATCTTCTTTAGCATGGACACTTAAATTTAGATCCAGCTCTTTTTCAAAAAATTCTTTCTCTTCATCAGAATCAAAGGGATTCACTAACTGATTTCTCTCAGTAACAGGAAGCTGAAACCAATTGCTAGCGCCTTCATATTGAAAGAAATTCACATGAGTTTTATCATTTACCATGCGGCCCCCTCTAATAACCGGCTTTAGTCTAATCTTCTTGTTTTTTAAATATCCCTTATCAAATGCTTCTTTCTTCGTTATTGCCATAATTTTTGCTAATTAAATTAAATAAGGTGGAGGCCTAAACCTCCACCCTTATGATTTTACGCCCTTAAAAGAGAAGGTATAATCCTAGCTGTTTTCTTAGGATTAGTGATTTTTACACCACCGATGAAACCTTTGAAGACAGAATATCCATCAACAGAAGTTGCCATCATACGAGGCTCACTACGTCCATTATACGGGGAGAACGGGTCACGTAGTCCAGGTATATATCCGAAGAATTCCTCTTCATCCTTAACAGAAACTTTAGAAATATTAGCTTCTCCACCAGTAGTCCCAACATCAAAGATGTCGTAAATACGTGAACTTACTAATCCACCATCAGGATGTCTCATCGTATTTGGATATCCGTCTTTCATAGGATCAATCATCAGCTTAAACTTAATACCGTTAACGGCTACATAGTTTAAAAACTGACCTTCATCTATTGTCAAACGTCCGTCCATAGAATGAATATTTACATCACTGCGGAGATAGGTAAATCCAGAGGCTTTAGTAACAGCGTCCTTATGGAATTGATATGCGCCATATTCTCCAGTTGAAAGGATAAACTCGCGCTTATCTTCTGGAATTTTGGCAATAGACATATCCATGGCGAAGTCAGTCAACATATCCAGAGAGAAGGTGTTGTAGGTAAGAATATTACCATATTCCATCTGCTCATACAAGCCGTAGCCTGAGCGGAGTACGTTTCCAGACTCTCCAAGGTGTCCAAAGGAGCCATCAGAAAGTTTATTAGATTTTCCGTATAGACACAAACGTGCCTTATCGCGGTTGAATTGAACAAAGAAGTCCCATCCGAGTTTATCAATCCATCTCGTCTGCGTCTTACCATTTTGATCAATAAAGGCATAGGCCAGAGGCTTATTCTTACCTTTAGAAATCATATTACCGGGAACATCATAATTCTTACGAATCATTGCGGTGGTGTTCTCCATTTTGTAAGGAGCAGTGTGATGAACAGAAGTTCCTCGCTTGGACAATTCTTGTTCAACCATACCAAAGAGTTCGGACCACATAGTATTAGCAGCTAATTCAGCAGCAGGGACCCATAAAGTATCATCTCCGGTAAAGAGTTGAACTTCATATCGCCAAGAGTTTCCTACTTGAATGGGATCACTAAGGACTCTAAGTTGATATTCTTCCAGTTTTTCCCCAACGATATGCGAGGTAGCCTCGAAATATCTTTCGGTGAACCACATGTAGAATGTTCCCCTATTAAGTCCTGCTAAAGCAGCATCAGTAACTTTAGTTGCCCCACTAGCATTGGTTGTAGCTTGAACCAGAGGAATACTCCTCTCGTCTGAGCCTTGCAGGAACCATTGGTAAGTGACATCATCATTGATATAGGTAGTCGGCAATTTATTAATAAAGGATACTATGTTATCCGATCCTATATTCAATTCATACAGGCGATTCATAACTTTACTAATAACCTCCGGCGTTTGCATACCTAACCAACCAAGATGGCTCTCACGTGTTAGT